ATAAGTTGCTCACCGTCGCGCTGTGTGCGCCCACGGCTTGCAGGGTCAATGACGCCCGGCACCCACTGCCCGCGGGCCCGGACTGCGGCTGCATGCACGCTTGGAGGCGCTTCGCCGCGGTAATGCTCTGCATAAAGGTACAGAGTGTCTGTGTTCCGATCATGCGCGCCCCAGATCGCCGCCGTGCGGTTCCAGCCTACATCAAGGCCATAAGCGCGCGGGAAGTATGCCGGGATCTGGAATGGCGCTACGACAAATTCGCTTTCAGGCACCGGGAAGATGGCGCCAGCGCCCAACGAAGGCGTGCCCTTTGACCGCGCGTCCCGCAGATGCGGCGGTGTAGCGTCCAGCAGCTCGCGTTTTGTCTTCTCGTCCAGATGCGGTACATCGTCCCATCCTGCTTGGATGAGATAGCGGCTTTCCGAAACAGCTGGCATATCAGTTACTTGCCACGTCCATTTCAGGCAGGAATTTAAGCACTACGTCGGTCAACCCTTCTAGCGGCGTAAAGGTAAGCATCAGAATACCGTTGGTGGTGGCCGTCCGGATGATGCACTCGCCGTAAACGTCCAGGGGGCATTCCTCATCAAGCCAGATCAGGTCCTGGGCTGTACCCTCAAAACTGCCGCGACCTTGGTGGAACGACTTGAAGCCAAGCAGGCTATTACCGCCCGAAGCGTGCCTGATCTTCACCGTGTCGATCAGGTTGGGAACACCAGATTTCCATGTGATACTGTCGCGGACGATGTTTTCGCCCAGAATGATGCCCTCACCGGTCACGCCTTTACGATCAGCGCTCTCAAGCACCTCGCCCAGCAATTCCTTCTGCAGAATATCCCGCGTGGTTTCACCGTTTTTGCCTGCTACCCATGCCCTGATTGGCTTAGGGAAACGGCGTCCTCGCCACCAATGAGGATACCAGCCGGTCAGGTGGCAAGCCGTCTCATATCCGCCCATACCAAAGGTCTTACCAATACGGTTGGCGGCCAGTGCGCAGCGCTCCCGGTAGTTGGCGCCAGCCTCGAAGAACTCCATGTGCTTGGGATACTTCTGCCTTGCATGGTAGTAGCGCACATCGCCCTCGCCATAATCGACAGAATGGTCAGTATCAGGGTAGATGTGTTGCAGTTTCTGCTGCCGTGTCCGGCGCCGCTTCTCAAGCAATAGCGCAAGAAGCTTTTCCTTCTGCGAGCGTGGCAACCCTTCCAGCTCAACCAGAGAGCCTGCTGTAAGCTGCACTATTCCCCGACCTGCGCTTTAAGGCTTGCGGCCAGCTTTAATATCTCTTCGTTTAGCTTCTCGTCGCTCATATCGCTGGTGGCCAGATGGCCGGAATGCTCAATCTTTGAGCTATCACCAAACTTGGCGCGATCAAGGGCCTTCAACAGGAACATAAGCAAGGTGTCGCTGTACTTTATGCGCTGCCCAACAACCTGCCCGTCAATGATGATCGGCTCTGCCACACCATCAACAGCCCGGCGCCTGGCTTCGTCCTGCAGGGTGTCGATGCCCTCTGGCAAAGCAGCCTTCCAAGCTTCGCGAAACTCTGGGTCTTCGTCACGCCACTGGTAGACTCGCTGTCGTGATTTCTTGATCGCACGAGCGGCACCTGTTACAGAATAGCCGTGCGCCAGTTTATCAATGAACAGGGCCTTCTCCCCATCCATACGCATTTGCTCAATTGTCTGCTCAGACATATGCTGGGCGGGCCCTCAATGTCAGAACTTCATTTGCCTTAACAGAAATCACGCGCGGGCCACCGTCCATGCAGAGGCGCCCCATAGCATCAGCCCCGATCGGCTCGCCAATCCGGGCTACAACATCGCCATTACGGGCGGTAACTACAGCGACAGTCGCGCCTTGGGGCGCGGGTTGCGAATAGGCGTCCGCGCTTTCTGAAACGTCGATCACTTCAAAAGCACTGTCACTTTCAGTAATTGGCTTAGTATCAACCACTTCGGCGCCATTCTTCATAAAGAACTTGCCCCATTCGATATAGACTGTAGCCATGTCAGTTGCCCTCGTCCGTCTCTATCGCGCCATCTGTGTGCCCGCGGTCGATCTTGTCCAAAGCCCACGCGAAAGCTCGGCAGTAATAGCTGTCATGCTTGTTCTTGCCGTACACACTGGAAAGGGTTTCGTCTGGATAACCGAAGCGTGCCATATCGTCGTAGCTCAAGCCGCGGCTTTTCAGCTCAAGCCACACTAGCCCGTTCTGAACCGGCGCAAGGATGACGTTGGCAAGCTGATCAATCGCGATCAGAAAATTCCAGAACCATGCAGCCGCCGCTTTCATGGGTTAAACCTCCGCAGGCCAGTTATTGATGATGGCGTCACGCTCCGCCAATGTCAGGTCATTCTCTGGGTCTGCTACAAGCAGTGAGAGGAAAACAGCCGTTTCGTCGCGCTCTACGGCGGTTGCGGCCAGATAACGCTCATAAGCGAAGGCTGTATCAGCGCTCGTAGAAGTCTTGATCTGGTTAATCACTGATACGTAGCGCGCTCGGCCTGCGCCATCGCCGCCAAACTGGACAACACAAAGGTCTTGGAACTGCACCTTTGTCAGCGTAGCTGGAACAACAGCAGCCTCTGCTGGCTGTGGGTTGGTGTATGTGCCATCGCCATTGTCAAGCGCGCCATGCTTTGTACCGTCAGGCACTTCGACAAATACCCAAGCGTCTGCAATCGGACCAAAAAGACCCTTTGCCTCCACCGCAGAAGCGGCCATTACGGGATCCAGTGCAATCCCATTTTCAATACGTGCGTATGTGGTCATTACCTCTACCCCTTACAAATCGACTGACTGGCTATTGCGCCTGAATATGATCGCGGCATAGCCACCACCACCAGCGCCGCCTTTAGCCCACGTTGGGCTAGCGGCACCACCACCCCCACCGCCGTAGTTGCCTGCATCGCTACGTTTCGATGAATTGGTTGTGTGATAGCGACCACCAGCGCCCGTAAAGTTTCCGCTAACAGATGAGGCTGAATCATCGACTGAGCCTGCGCTAGAGGCGCCGTAGTTTGCGCTTACATCAAACATTACACCTAGCAAGAAAGCACCCTGAGTAAAGCCGTTGCCTGGCCCGATCGGAGACATGCTGTCATCAACACAATCGAGAAGGGCACAGCCACCAGCTGACGCTTTACCATCAGCCGCGACGGTAATGTCACCTCCTTTACCGCCCGCCCCGAAGATTGTTGCCGGTCCACCTCCACCAGAACCTTGCCTGTAGCCCGCGACACAAGAGCCGCTTCGCCCACCATTGAAGTGCAGCATTCCACCAGATCCGACGCCGCCTAGAGCGAAAGCGGATCCGCCAACTGCCCCACTCTGCCCACCTTGACCGCCTGTCGCGGAAATGGTTGCTGCAGCGGGAAGTCCGGAAATACTTGTTGTGCCGCCAGCAGTTCCTGGGCTGTCGCTGTTCAATCCGCCGTTTACCCCGCCAGCACCAACGACTACAGTTAGAACCGTGCCAGCTGTCACGTCATACTCGCCATACGCAAAACCGCCGCCACCGCCGCCTGTCGCAAAGTTACCTGCCGTTATTGTGCCTGCACCACTTCCGCCACCGCCCATGACGAAGCAGCCAATGCGGGCATCAACAGGCACTGTGTAGCTATATGTCCCTGGCGTGAGCCATTCATCTGCCACAAGAAAAGCAGTCCCTGATGAACCACCGCCAAAAAGTTCGCTTGCCTTAACCATTACCTGAATATCCTCCATGTCCCGCCCAGATACCGGAACCCGGCCTGAAAGCCATCTATGTCAATCGTGAAGTCTTGATTGGCTCCCCGGAATGTCGAGGCTCCGAAATCTACTGTGATATTGTTCACTGACGCATTATCTGCCCCATCACCCACCCAGAATTGATCGTTCTCGGCTGGGGTTGCCGGCGCCGTGATCGTGAGGGCGCCAGCTGCTGTATTGACCGCCACATCCTGCTCTTTGAGTGCCGTGGTATTCTGAGCCACAAAGATGCGGTTTACCTTGGCGTAGGTGCCATCATGATTGTGCGCCGCTGCAGCGTATGTTCCGTCGTGGTTGTGGTTGCTGGCACTCTTCCCGTCCAAAGCACTTTGCAGTCCAGTAACATCAGAAATAGCATGCGCATGAGCTGATGGCGTAAAGGTCGCAGGCTTGCCGCTAATGTCGTTCCATGCGTGCCCGTGGCCTAGGTTGCTCTTGTTATCCAGAGCTGCTTGCTGCGCCAAAGAGACTGGCTTGTTTGCATCGCTCGTGTCATCCACATTTCCAAGGCCAATATCTGCCTTTGTGTGGCCGTGAGCTGCAGCAGCAATCCCTGCATCAGCAAGCGAGCGATTCACCCATCCTGTACCAAAGCGCGCTAGGATCTGGCCATCAACCGCGGTTGTGATCGTTACGTTGCTCAACCCATCCAATGAATGGTTGTGGCTTGTGCTGCTTTTCGCGTCTAGCGCTGTCTGCAGCCCGGTAACATCGCCAATACCATGTGCGTGGGCTGAGGGCGTAAAGCTTGACGGTTTACCCGTGATTTCGGCCCAAGCGTGCGCGTGGTTTGCCGCAGCCACACCAGCGGCAGCCAGAGACTTGTTTACGTAATTTGCGCCGTCATATTGCAGCAGATGCCCTGCCGCTGGCGTCGTTATCGTAACGTCTGAAAGGCTCGCGACCGAATGGTAGTGAACGCTTGCAGCCTTACCGCTCAGCGCTGTATCGACTTCCGACTTCTGATAGTACCGCGCATCACCGCGGGCGTTCGTGTGGTACTGCAGGTGGTCATCATCAGCCAAACCGTTTAATAGGCCGTGATCAGTAACGCCGCCGTCTGCGACGGTAGCCAACTCGAAACGGTTGTTTGCTGCCACCCATACAACAGCTTGGCCGTCCAACGGTGTTGGAGCATGCACGTTACTGAGGTCGCCCAGGGCGTGAACGTGAGAGGCCGCTGCAAAGTAGCTCGCCTGATAGCCATCCAACAGATCCGCATCAAGTCCAGACCCTGAACCATCAACAGCCAGCATATCTGCAAGCATTTGTGCAGGTGTTCGGTTCTT